CTTGATAATTGCCGATGGCCTGCCCAACTGATAACCCGAATTGTTTCTCAAACTGTGTTGCAGCTAAGTCTGCCGCCTGTTGACGATAGGAGTTGTCAGCAGAACGTTGTGATTGATCAGCATTAAAACTTTGATTCCATTGATTGTTCTGGTTATCTATTTGTGATTGAGCTTGTTGGAATTGGCGGTCTTGGTTCATCTGAGTTATATAATTCTGCAAGTATTGGCTTTCCACGCTTGCGTTTGCCCCTGCCACATCTGAGTTATAAGCATTGCCAATATCCGTTACATTCCTCGCGTTCTCTGTCATAGCGCCTGTTTCAGCTTGGTCTATAGCCCCATACTGATTTTGATACCCCAAGTTGTTCATCAACTCACCCTGACCACCGATACCAGAAGCCCCTGCTCCACCCCCACGTTGCGCCATGTACTCGCCGAAACTTCGAGCAGTTTGCTTTGCTGTGACTCCTGCCTGCATTTTATCTTTTTGATAGAGAGGTTCAATCTTCGCTTTTTCTGCCGATAGATTAGATAGTGAAGCATTTTTGCTCTTGTCTAGTCCTGCCATAGTTGAGGCTAGTTGCGCATCTCTAAGTGATTTGAGTTGATCTTGATAAGTAGTATTTGCCGTGACTTGTGGATTTACGGTTGATACCTTTGGTGCGCTAGATCTGCTATATCCGCTAGATACCTTTTGCCCTGTTGCATTGCTCCATAGTGCGCCATCTCCGCTATTTGAGCCACTTTTATAGTAGTCAGTAATACCTTGCGCTTTAGCATCAGCATTGAAAGGATTTCTTGCTGTTCCTGGCGCGTTATATGTCCCTGCTGCTACTGCTTGCCCTTTATCGTTGTAGTCTGTCCATCCGTTAGGTCCGTTGTCGTATTTGCGTGTTGTTGCCATTGTGCCACCATCCTTTCAGGATAGAATAAAAGAGAAGCCCCGAAAGGCCCCTCTTTTTGGTTTATTTAGTTCGTCTCTTGCGTCTTTAACGAAGGTTAAATAAATGGTTCTGCTTTCTTAATTGGTTTTGCGGGTACTCCTACTACAACAGTATTAGGCTCAACGTCCCTTACTACTGCTGCGCAAGCTCCAATTATTGCACCCCTGCCTATTGTTTTACCTTGAATGATCACGGCGTTAGTCCCAATATCAACACCATCTTCTATGGTTACATTTCCGCTAATGTTTGCACCTGGCGCGATAGTGACATAATCCCCGATGACAACATCATGTCCTATGGTTGCGTTGAGGTTAATGTGGACATGGTCTCCTATTTCAATTTGAGTAGTTAGTATTACCCCTGCGCAAATAATGCACCCCTCACCCCATTTCACAAATTGTGATTTTTGTACTGTATTATGATCCACTGAAGTAAACTTAACGTGGTTTGCCTCTAGTTCTCGTGTTACCTTAGCCCGTGCTCGTGGATCGCCAATTGCAACTACAACATATACATCTTGATGCGAATATAGCCAGCTCTTCGGACCAAGTACAGGCAAATTACATAACGTTTCACCATACATTTCGGTGTCGTCAGTAACAAAACCTATTACTTTTTCGAACTGATTTTCACTAATTAACCACGCAACTTCTCTAGCAAATCCACCTGTACCGACTATTACAATCTTTTCGGCTTCTATAGAGTTTACCAAGCGCATCACTACTTTCTGTACTTTGTGTTAATATTCTAGAAAGTATTGAAAAGTCCTGCATTGTGCTAATATTGTGTAATTAAACGCATAATCGGTCTACTACAAACTAAGCTTTAGTTTGTATATCCCTTATCACCCTAGCTGGAACTCCGCCAATGATAACATTACTTGGGAATTTTCCCTTCACTACTGCACCTGTCGCAACAACCGAATTATCCCCGATTTGGGTTCCTCTTAGGATTGTGACGTTATTCCCAATCCATACGTTTTTGCCAATAGTAATAGTCTCAAATAAGCCATCAGATTTACGTCTCATAGTAGGATCTATTGGGTGACCGTCAAAATCCATTAGTACAACATTGTGTCCTATTAGGCAATCATCACCAACAACGATTCTCTCCTTACAGCAAATGAAAAGATTGTTGTTGGTTGCAACATTATCACCTATTACGATTTTCGAATCAGCGTATCTCGATTGAAGTTCGATAAGCCCTTTGTGATAGTATCCACCTAATGGAGCACCAAAAGCGCAAGATTTACCTATAGTCACTTTGCCTTTACCTGTAATCTTTAGTTTTTGATATGCCAACATTGACCAAACACTACCCTTTATTTCCAGTTGTTTGTGGGCTTTAATCATATTAGGCAAAAATAGATTGCCTATTTGTCTTAGCACTCTTTGCGAAGAACGCACCGATTTCTTGGCGAATCCGATAGAATACTTAATCATCTTATAATCCCTTTCCATACAGCTTTCTATTTCAGCTATATTATACTACATCTTCTGTGGCTTTAGTGAAGATTAAGTTATTATAGATTAAACCTCTTTTGTTGCACGTAATGCGTCGGTAGTTCCATACTAATTAAATAAGATTTTATTTATTTGCTTTTTTATAATCTTTATCTGGAACGCATGAATAAAAGAATCCTTTGGTACAATTACGATGCTGTCCATGCCCCTATAATATTCACAACTTCCCACGTTGCATTTCCTATCGCTCTTATTTTTAGTAGTCCTCCAACTTGTCTACATACATAAGGAGTTAAGTGTATGTTATCCCCACTATATAATAAGAGATTAACCCCTGCTGTTGTTTGACACTTAAAGGTAATTTCAGCCCCTATAAAAGCATTTGAACTAGGTATATATATATTCGATAGTCCTGTTAAAACATAAACAATGCCATTTACCTTTTTGCCATCGGAAAGAGTACCGCTGTGTGTTGGGCTTATACACTCTATAGCACTTTGAATAGTTACATCATTGGACGCATTTAATACTGACATATAACCTGATGTAGTAGTATACCCACTTGCCGCAAACCCATAAAAATGTATGTTTTTCAGTGTACCACCTGGTGCATAGTATACGATTGGAGTGAGCAATAATTTAACTGTCCTATTGTCAACAACCGAGCAGTTAAAAGCAAACACATTTCCAAGTTCATAAGTTTCTGCAGTTTCTTCACCAATATAAAAGCCACATAATCTAGTTTCTCCAATTACTGTATCATTTAAAACCGCAGGATTAATAATCTGCACATTATTAAATGTAACCCGTTGACCATTATTGGTCCATCTGGTAACCTTTACACCATTCCAGCCACTATTATAGGCCTTGCAATTTGAAAATGTAACATGCCCAGTTGGCGTTGTTAGTAAGTTGTTGGACACTGCAAATCCGATTAAATCATTTCTGGATATGCAATCACTTATATTGACGCTAACAGTTGCCCCGTTGGGTACTACAGTTATGCCACCCCCACTGTTGCCGGATGTCGTAACATTAGAAATATATATATTTTCGATCACACCGGTTGATAAATCGGGTTCAACATCAATCCCAAACTGTGGGGATGTTCCATTTGTATTGCTATATACACCGCCTAATACAAATATATTTTTACCCATACAAATAGATAATCCTTGCCTTCTGTTATTATCCGCATAGCAATTACTTAGCAAAATGTTTTCACTCGCTCCTGTAAATCTATCCCCTATATAGAAACCATCTCCACCTGAATCAATAGAGTGTAAATCATAAATACTTACATTTTTGGAAGTTCTTAATATAACTCCATTTCTTTGTTCTCCTGTATATTCCGCCTTAAGCATCTGTATTATTGCGTGATTTCCATAAATAGTAACATTGCTTACGTTGTTGATATTTACAAGACAGTCATTTATACCAAAACCTGTTAATGCCTTTATGACTGTATCGGGTGACATTGTTATGATAGTGTTACTCTTAACAAAGATAGGGTTGAAATTAAATATTCCCCCTAAAAATAAAATATTTCTGGAATCGTCTAGTATTGTTTGCATTTCTGCGGTTGTTAGAATCGGAAAGGGGTGTACTATTGTCGCATTCTCAGCCTGATACGCACTAAACCTATCCTTTATATCCCCTACAGCATCCGATAATTTCAAGTCAGTAATGCTGCCGTTACCTATCGTCAGAGGAGATTGGCTGTCAACATAGGATTTATTAGATGCCTGTGTTGCTGTCGTTGGAGTAGGAACAATAGGAGAAACTGAGAATGTTTTTACTCCTGCAATAGTTTGATCGCCTGTTTTCTTCATGTTGGCTGCATCTAGTACGTTTAACTCTGGAATCATTGTTTCAACTAAAAATGTCTTTGTGTCTGCTCCTGTCTTGTCAAACAACACTTTAACGGCTGTCGCTTGGTCCTTGGTCAGATCAGCTAAACCTTGTATGTTCTCTACGCTATATCCGGGTTGAGTGAGGGCCATCATATCACTTCCTTATTTCGTTTCTCCCTGAGTTTCAGCTTGGATCTTAATTGAATTAATTACGCATGGTTCGTGTAGCTCTTTATTTTCTAACACGAATTGGATATAGACGTATTTCTTAGCCCTAATCTTCCTTCTAAACGCTTGAGGATTTCTATTAGTAGAAAAGCTAAAGGCATCAAAATTAAGATCGTTAAAATCAAGTAAGCGATATTCGATTACCTTATTAACCATCTTGAATTCATTGAGTCGATTGGTTTTATAGTAAATATCAAGTGATGTTTGAGAGTATGGGAGAATGGATGCAAACAATACCTTGGAGTTCTTAACTAACTCCATAACGTCCCAATCCCTGAACCCTAGCATGAGTTGTGCTGTGATTGCTACTCCGTTATCATCTAAGCCCTCAAAACGCTCTACAGTGCCTTGAGAACCATAGTATATTTTACCGTCAATGTCGAGAAAGCATGTTCCAGACACATTATTGTATTTATACATTGTGTCGTTTCCATAGTTCCAAATATAGACGTTTTCACCAACATTCAGCCAGTATTCTTTCTCTCGTTGGTTATCGAAGGTGATTGCTGTTGATAGATTTAATTCTACTAGGGATTCTCTCAGTCTATCGCTTATAGGGTCTGCGTTTCGCTCATCCTCTGTGTTTGTACTGCTCCATAGCCATAGTGACTGTTGATGTAAGCATAACGGGAAGTTCTTGACGATTTGCACAGCACCATAGGCAATATTGCCAACTTTTTCAGATAGATCATAGACAGGATAATCCCATGCTTGAGCTGTTAAATTCCATTCTGCATATGAATAATGCGTTCTATCCTCTTTGAAGATGATTTGCCGAGAGTATTGTGGAACTATATCAGTTATCGCGAACTCGTTTGAGCCTACGAGAGTATAGTTTATTACAGGGAAATAGTTTGCCTTGAGTGTTCCAGACCAACTTCTTCTGTTCTTTGCGTTTGGATTACCCCATAAAAAAATGGCAGTATCATTGCCAGGACCGTTTATCATTGCGAATCTATTCTTTTTGACTAAATCAGCATTGCCAGCTTCTACTTTTGTCCAGCCTAGAATGACTTTCGCTTCATCAGCAGGTGCCACGCTAAAGGTAACTATGCCTGTTGAGCGAACGACCGTGAAATCTGTTGTCTCAGTCTTTGTTACTCCGTTGATTGTGCAAGTCATTGTATCAGAATCTATCGCCGATTCAACTAGTTGATAAGCTGTTGCGATTCCATCGGCGAAAAACTCCTGCTTCTTCTTTCCGGTGAGCAAGTTGATAGCATCGAACGGCGTACCACCTCCGGCAGGGGGTGTTCCGATTGCTACCGTAGGGATATAAGGATCTACATCTTGGAATGTCGTGCCATCGTATTGTTTGTACTCTGTGCCATTAAGGAAGTAGAGTTTTGATTCGAAGTAGAATATGGTTGTTTTGGCATCGGTCATTGTGCCGATGCTCTTGTATCCGGAACAACTAACTACAGCAGAACCATCTATTCCTGCTACTGCATATACCTTTGTAAATTCGCTTTCAGCAGTAACGGTTGCGATTACAGATATACTTGCTGTTGCGAATATACACACTTTGCTATCTGCTGTAACTGTTGCGCCAGATTGCACCGAAGCAGAAGCAAATATAAGTACCTTGCTATCCGCAACAACTACCGCACTTGATGAAATGGCAGCAGAGGCGAATATTGCTACTTTGCTGCTTGCGCTTACGCTTGCTGTACAGGTGATTGCGGCTGAGCCGTTTAATATTGCCATGCTGTCACCCCTTTTATGCTAGAGTTACAGTTAATTGTGAAGCACTCACGACAAACTGATTGCCTGCTATAATCGCTCTTGCTGTTGCTAGTGGCGCGAAATAGAGGAGATTTCCTACTGTAAGAGCATCCCTGATCCCAACATGGGTAACATTGCCAAGGTAATCTACCGTTGCCACCGGAAAAGATATATCTGCCGTGTTTTGTGTTACTCCATCTGTAGGAGCATCGAACACTACTGATTGTCTGGCATAATTGCCTTGTGCTATCTCTACGCCTGCATCTGCATCTGTTGGGTCTGTGGAATAAAGCGCTAAGTATACCGTAGCTGGGACTGTGTATTGTGTGTTCCTCAAAGTTCCGTTTACTAAAGCTGTTTCTAAGTAATTGCTCATTTGTGACATTATAATTCCCCCTTGTTAAATTCAAATATTTTACCGTTATTGACTACTATAAAAACATCTTTGCCACTAATTGCACCTTCCCACATGCCCTGTACATTCTTGACATTACCGAAGTTAATCCTCGTTTTATGTCCTGTGCGCTTTTGGGGTTTGTGGTTTTGGGTTATTCTGAAATTCACTTGAGTTGTGCTTTCGCCGAGTTTTATCTCTGTTTCTCCAACTGCTTCATTAATACCGAGGTACTTTGATATTTCTATAGGCTCAGAAGGTTTGTTTGACTTGAAGGTTGCCATTTAATCACCCCACGATCGTATGCCGTAGAAATCAGTTATCTCAGACTCAGAGACTGGACTTGCTTTCGAGTTTTCTATTTTTAATTCGGAAAACTTGCTTTCAAAAAACATAACGAGTTCTTTGTTCTCGAATGGAGCCAAGCGCGCCCCAATGTAATAAACAACAGCTTGAGCAGTAATATCGTCAATTTCTAAAACACTATCAATCGTTGTTAATGGAGTGGGTACTGGTTTGTATACAACCCTAATGTTTCCCTCGAAGTTGTAGCTGATATATAGATCCTTGTGTCCTTCCCATTTGTATGGGTAGTGGTCAGTGTAACCAGTAGCTTTTTCCTCTATGATTTGATCGCGACTTTGAAAGTTGGATGGCATGGTGATCTTCACCCATGCGCTATAATCCGGTATACGATCTGCTGCAAATGGGTATGAAAAAAGACACCTGTTAGAGTGTCGGTAGTGAGTTAAGCCATCAAATGTGAGTCTTATGTCATTACTGCTAGACAGAGGGGTTATAAGACCCTTGTAGGCTGTAGGAGAGGTTACTGTGTTAGGTATTTCAATGGTGACTAGTGCCACCCATGTCCCACCTTGATTCTCTTCTACCTTGGCTGTCCCTTCTCCGTCTGCTTCGAAATAATAAGCCTTTGCTCCTGCTATTCCTTCTGCACTAGGATAATATTGAGGTGTGCCGATGAAGTCTGTTATTTCGAAGTTAGAGAAGAGTCCAAGAAGGTTTGGTGCTGGTTTGTTAGCGAACTCGAATGTGTTGTATAGCTTTCCTATCTTGTGCAGCTCTTTTTGTGCCATATCTGCCAACAAGATTGACTTGCCCATCATGTCAATGACTTCTGACTCAGGAATCAATACTCCATCATCTGAGTATTCATCTAGTAATGCGCGCGCCTTTAGGAATAGGTTTCTTACCGTTTCTGCCATTGTTCTTCACCACCTCAGGCTTAGTTATGTTAATCGCTTTAACTGACTTTTCACATCTGATAAAGTTCTTGTTTTTCGCCATCCATTCAATGAGTTTAGGGTCCTCAGTTTCGTATTCTCCGCTTGCATCGAGTACAAACATTAGCTTTTGTTTTTCATAGTCGATAATGTGACAATTTGGAAGATATGTGTATTTCATAAGCCCTCCTTATAAAAGAAAAGGGAGGTTTTACCCTCCCCTATTGACTAGAGCTGTATTACACCAATTGTGGTTGTGGTCACTACACTTGCTGTGATAGTGATCTTTCCTGTTGCTTTGTTAGCAAATTTTGCGGATTCTAGTGGTCCGATAATTACCTTGGATGCTTGCGGAACAGCTATGACATAATCAGCTACGCCAGCGATTCCGTTACCTTTAACTACTGTGATTGTATTGACTGCTCCGGCTTGAGCATTATCTACAAAGATACACATGCGTTCATCTTTGCCAACTACTACTGTTTGAGTTAATGCGATTGCTACAGGAGCGAACGCCACACTTGCGTTAGTTACACCGAGGGTTTTTGCTACATCTGCCATTAAAAATCAATCCTTTCAAATGAGGGGGATCGCTCCCCCATTAAGTTTTCTTATACTTCTACGCCTGGAATAGCATCAAAGAGAATTAACTCTTTAGGTCTAATAATCTTCGATCCGAATACCTGGAGACTCTTGACTGCATCACCGAACCTACGCTCGGGACGATATGCAACATTCTCTGTGAGCTGTGAAGCGTAAGCGATTGCGCCCTTAGTACGAGCTAGGCACTTATACTTCGTTGCGTTCAGAACAATGTTGTTGGATTCCCAAATCTCGATGCCATAGAGTTTCTTGGCAACTTCTCCCATATCGATGGTCTTGGAGTTGTCGGTATCCTTGGCAATACGAGCGAGTACGAACTTGGTGTAGATGGCAGGTGCCACTTCGAGATAGATCGTTTCTCCGTTAGGAACATTGGCTTCTTTAAAGCGTTGGCGAATGTTAGCGAGGTATGAGATTACATTCAAGGAAGTAACAGGAGCCGTGAAGCCATCCAGCGTTTGAGCTGCTGCAATTTGTGCATAGAGTCCGAAGATATAGGAGTCAACATCGTCAGCCATCTTAATGCCGAGTTTGCGTTGTCCCTCAGACATTAGACCTTCGTTGGCTTGGGCCTTGTCAACATCATCAATTGCAATGTGGCAATACTTTGCTTGGTCAATGTCGAGCCATTGTGCAGCATCGTTGAGTTGATCAGGTGCGTTAATATCTGCGTTTCTAGTATAGTCATAGGACACAACGTCTCCAACGGTTAGAATCTTAACCCGGTCACCGTGGGATTTAATTAATCCTTCATATTCAGAAGTGCAGTGGTTAGCCGCTACCATTACTTTGTCGCGCTCTTTAAGGATACCTGTGGACCAGATCTCAGGAATAAAATTTAAAATACTCATTAATAATCAATCCTTTCAATTTACCATTTACCCATGGATTTTTTAAGACTCTCATAGTTCTTGGACATCCAACTTTGATTACCCCTGTTGCTCTCAAAAGTGTCCTTGCTAATAAAGTCACTTGGCACACTTCCTTGCCCTGTAATGGAACCTGTAGAGCTTGTGGCGTTGTTGCTATTCGCTGTTTGAATCTGTGCTTTACGCTCAAACTCTGCGATTTGTGCTTTTAATGTTTTGTTCTCATGCGTTCGGTAGGCATCGACTAAACTTCTACCTTTGTTTACATCGTCCCAAACTTCTTGTGGCACTTCCGTAACACCGGGATAGTTCTCAGCGAATGCGCGATAATCATTTTGCTGTGCTTCTTGCTTTGTTCTCTCAGCTTTCTCCGCTTTGCTTTCTTCGCGGAACTTACGAGATTCAACAAGTTCATTGATGACTTCTTCCGGTAGTTCGCGATTAGCAAGGGATTCTCTGATCTCCTGCTCTTTCACGGCCTCTTTGTATTCGCGTTCATTGGTGATCGGTTTGTCATTCCAGGTATAGCCCATTTCGGCGTATACGCTATCTCTAGTGGTTTGTGTAGACTTGGCTGTTTCTTCTTTGAGACGATGGGCGAATGCTTGAGTTTGGCTTATATCCTGTTGTTGCGGTTCTGGCGTTACTTCCTGCACCTGTTCAGCTTGTACTTCGCTCGTAGGTTCGGTTGTAGCATCAGTATTTGGAGTGGCGATCTCCACAACTTCCTCAGTTGTATTAGCAGCCATATTATCTTCGGGCATTTAATTCATTCCTTTCACATGACGGAGGGCGATTCACCGTCCATTTGCAGCCCATATTTAGACATAATAAAAAGTCCTATTGGCCCATTGGGAACTTAAACTGTTTCATAGTGTTCAATTGTAATCTTGGGGTATGTCTTGAGCTCTAGGTTATCATTATAGGCTTTCTTGTAATACTCCATCTTCGCCTTAACGTTACTGGCAGGATTTACGATCATTTCAGGCTTTGGAAGATCCGGCATAGTAATCAATACCCTTATACCTTTGTTGTTTAGGATGGCGTATTCCATTGCCTCTGTAAATTTTTCAAGTTTAGTCATTAATAAAACATTCCTTTCATTGTCCCATCATGGGTTGTGGTTGTTGTGGCATCTCTTGTTGTGGCATACCCTGTTGTGGTAGTGGTTGCGGTTGCTGCCCCTCTTGCATCATCTGTTTTACCTGTTGTTCCATTACATCGGGTGGTAACAACTTCAATTGTTCTTGAACATCTATAGGCAATGAGTCAACATATCTTGCCATTAACTCAAATAGAAGCTGTTTGTCTGTGTCTCCTGCTTGAAGATCATCGAGTAATTCTGATTGCTTGGGTATAATCCCACTCGGCAATCTATCGACATATTGAACAGGGGTTAGGAGTTGTTTATCGAACATAGAATCAAGCGTTTGCAGGGTTGTTATCTCCCCCCACTGATTAGAGGGTCCAATGTCGATCTTAAGTCTAAACCCTACGTCCTTATGCTCTGCTCCATTGAACATCTTAACCCTAGTTACACCATTCTCCTTAACCGTCAACTTGCGAGGAACAGTGTATTTCGATGTCCAAAAGTCAATCCAGATTTGCCCAACATCTTCGATGTATTGGTAGAATCTACGCTTAATCGTAGAGAGTGGAATAGCTGCGGCTTTCTGCAATGAGATAATGCCTGCTGCTGTCTTAGTAATTGAGTTATCTCCAAGGGCTGTTTCGTTTGCCCCCTGTAGTTCTTTAGTCCAAGTAATTGTACTCTCTAGCATCTTGTAAGCATCCGTTGAAGCATTGCCAGGGTTAATGAATCCTGCTGCACCTGTGATCTCTCCATTAACTCCTATAGCTGTTCCTATCTCTGTTGACCATGCAGAAATCTTTGTCTTGTCATAGATGGGCTTACCTATGGCATTGAACATAGCATTGAGTTGAAGTAAGGCGGCTTGCTTGTTGATGTACTTTTGATTAGGGATAATCCCATTGACTTCATTCGTGCCGTGGCAACTATTCTTTCGTTTCTTCCAGTTCATTAGAGCTACAGGATAGCCCTTAATCCCTAGATCCCACTCTTTACGAACGGTTACAGCTTTGCAGACTTCTTTGCCATAGACGGTTCCGTCCTTCTTCCATAGCTTAAGCAGGACTATCGTCTTATTACTTTGATCTAACTCTATCCTTGCGCTATCCCCTGCTTGATCTTGTGTGTCTTGGTCAGGCGCAATGAGAAGAAGATCGGATGCGCTAACTCCATTGGCTTTAGCTTTCTTCCTCACATCTTCAACCATTTGTCTAAATGCTAAGATAATGTAAGGTTGAGTTTGTACCTTTGCGCTGTTTGGATTACCTGGGAAGTAGTTTACATTGTCTATTAACTCTCCGTTTATATCCCCCATTATTCCGTCACCAGCGTTGATTGATTCATCCCAATACCAAAAAGAAACCATATCACCTGAGAGTGCAGCATCTAATAGCCCATCCTCATTCATGCTATCCATTTTGACACGTTCCCAAGTTGTCTCAGAATATTCGCTTAGGATCTCAGCAACTTCTATTAGCTTTGTTTCTGCATCATCTTCTGTCTCTTCGTCAATGCCATCAACGTGGTAGTTCATCTTCAATTGGCTATCCATAACTTGAGATACCTTATAATCGACTATTCTAGCTATTACGTTATGTTGTGGTGTGGGAAGTCCGTTGGACTTTACCCCTTCCCATTGTCTATCTTCATAAAATCTAGAGGCTTTATTGACTGTAGCAAGTAGATTGATCTTCCGTTTATAATCTAAGCCTCTTTGATAATCCAACCAGCTATCAGTTATTAGTTCCAATTATGTCACCCCCTCATCGTCATCGTAGAATAAGATCCCCTTTGCTGTGTCCATGTAGTTATCTTTCACCTTCGCTTGATCCCTTTGCTCTATGTACTCTTTAAGGGATGTAGCAGGCGTTTTAACAGGTTCTATTGTCTTTGCTCCATTACTTATGCTTAGACCATCTTTAAGCCCTCTACGGTATACATAGAAGGACATAAAGAAAGCGACTATAAAAGCCACCAGCGTTAATGCTATATCCATTTATTCACCTTCTTAATTAGATTTTACAAAGGCTTTGTATACTTTTAAAAACTGACTCATAGAAAACAGTTCGTCCTTCGTATCCACATAAATTACCGTCCTTCTATCATCAACTAGGATTACAACCTTTTTTAGATTTAGCATCACGCGTCCCTCCTAGTAATCCATATACGATCTGTCAACACTACCCCCATACATACCGTCAACCTTTGGCCGTTCGCTGGGGAAGTTGATAATACTTCTCTTTGCTTTCTCATCCTCCCAATACATGGTGGAATCATCAACAAGAGCATAACGAACCATATCTATAGAATGATTGTCTTTATCGGGATAACCTGCTTTCCAGTTGCCATTGGCATCCTTCGCCAGCTCATACGCCAGGAACTCTCTTGCTGTTTCAGAACATCTGCTATCATCTATAATGATTTGGTTAAGATCCTGCAAGAACTTAATACCATACTCGATTGAGTCCGGTCCCTTCTTCACTCCGCGCACTCTTAGGCCATATTGATTCAACTCGCTTATTGACTTAGGTTCTGCCGAATCTGCTATGATCGACTCGTTGCGTTTGTTTTCTTCTCTAATGAGGTTATACGCTGAATGATTAGATAAGCCAACTTTGTATATCTCGAAGTAGATGTAGAGTGTTTTGTGTTTGCGGTCATAGTGCATAGTACCATAGCTGAAAGCATCAATAGCAAAGCCAAAATCCATACCACGCCTTACATTATAGAAGTCCTCTATCTCGGCATCGCTTATCTTGCGACACATTACATTATCAAAGACTTCTCCACCTGTTCCAGTGATAACCCCAAGATACTCATGGTCATAAGCTAAAGGCTTAACCCTCTTCAACTCTTCTGCCTCTAAGATGAATTGATTGCCTAGCCATTCCCTCGGTACGCTCAGGTAGTCGCTCTTATGGACTAATCTATCATCCCTAGTGAGCTGTACCTCTGCATTTACCCAGTTATTCGCGCTCTTAGGTGGGTTATAGCTGTAGAACACAACAAAGTCATTGCCACCACGCATTAAACTCTGATTGATCATGCGGATCTCTTCCATGCCACCAAATTCATCCAATTCTTCAAACCAAAGGAACTTGCAATATCCCTTTGCGAATGTGATTGACTTGATCTTTTTGGGTTTATCTGCTCCACGGAAGATCACCTTTTGCCCTGTTGGGATATATGTCAATGACAAAGGACTTATACTCCTGTGCCAGTATGCATCTACACCAAGTATTTCTATAGCCCAGCATAGCTGTTCATAGACACTATCTTTGAGAGTGTCCTTTACCTTCCGCATTGCTACAGCATTAGCCAGGGGATCTTTCATAACTCCTAATATTATCTCTTCTGCTACAAAAGATGATTTAGTAGATCCACGACCCCCACCCAACATAATGTGGGTATACTCTTTATTTTTTATAGCTTTATGAACAGGATAGAAACTAGGTGTTATTGCTGTTGATAATCTCATAATTCCACCCCTCGTGGACATTTTACTATATTTGTTGTTGTAGTCGGGTGATGATTGGCATATTTATATATAAAGTCCATCACTCATGGACAAGTTACTGTTTGTTTAGGATCTATATATAGTAAAACAACCGTTTATTAATGTCCTAATCTATGTTAGTTAAACAGTAATAAGGTTGTTTATTATCGTTTGTTTAGATCATGCCCATGTAAACAGCGTTAATCTATATCATCTAGTATCTGTACGGCTACTGATCCAGATAGATTTACATTATTAGTAAATAGTTTGAGATGCTTGCCAAGATTGACCAACGCGTCATCTCTGCCATATAGCTTGAACTTGAACTGTCCATCTTTACCGATACTTATTTCTGATATGTTCTTGGTATTGATTGTGCGGCTGTCTTTTAGATCGGCAATGGTTTTGTATTCATAGATGGGTTTGTTATCCTCTATTCCTACCTGTACCTTCTCTGTGCGGAAGTCTAAGTAGTTGGATATATCATCGTCAGCAATGCTGGCAATCTCTTTAAGCACATGATCAGCAGTTATACCTGTTCGCTTGGCTCTCTCGCTCATTGCTATCTGGATTGCTTCTTGTATCCTAGTTTTTCCTATCAACTCAGGTCCTATCTTACCCGCGTTCCTTGCGGAGTATCCTGCACGAATAGCACTAGCACTAGCGTTCAGGTCTATCATATATTCATTTATAAATGCCTGTTGCTTTGGTGTTAATGCCATTGTGAAGACCTCCTTTACTAACTCTTGTTTTTGCACACTGTACATTTTGAGACTAACCAATACGTTTCGTGTTCCTTGCCGCATGTAATGCACTCTACTACCATTTTTCTAGTTGGCTGTGTAGCTGCCATTGTGCTTTCACCTCCCTATTTACTCCAAGGGTCTCCTGGATATCTTTTATCATTATTAGATACCCATTCTTCTTCACCGTTTTCATCTTCGCCCAAAGAATCAATAACGTTTATAGAAATAGGCATACATCTAGTTAGCCATGAATGTACAGCATCATCAATATAAATATCTCCCTTTAATGCTTCGCTTTTAGCCGCACATAATATTTTCCCGTTTTCCCTTACCCTTAATGACATTGTGCGTTATCTCCTCATCTTTGCATCAATCACAATAAAATAATACCCAGCAATATTAATCGCATTATCCATGGATCAGCCTTCATTTTGTCCTCCTAAAATATAAATGAGGGTCTTTTCTTATGCTATATACACCCCTCTGTTACTTTTCATTTCCCTATCCCAATAATCATGCTCTCTTTCCTTCTTGGCCTCTTCCTTGCTGTTACATCCGTTCCCTGTCCAGTCCTCGCATGATCCGCAGTTTATCTTATTGTATCCCTCATATCCTGGTGCTACTTTCCACTTCTTACAGAACCTATCATCAAGCATTATCGTTACGCCTCACTTATATATTTTACTATAGTTTGGAGTGCCGTTATCTGTGCTGCAATGGCCTTTACTTTGGTATATTTACGCAAAGAAAAAGCACTCATACGAATGCTAGTTGTTGTACATTGTTTTTATATTTCAAATAGCCAAGCACTTTCTTTTCTCGTTGCTTGCTATAGAAAGGTTGTTTTGGATACCATTCAAAGAAGTTATTCGCATGTTTCGATGTGTTGCATTGCTTACATGCGCAAATTATATTTGAAATAGTATACTCACCACCAAGTGATAAAGGATAAAAATGTTCCTGTGCTAAAGGTTTTTTTCTCCGCAGTATGCACACGAATTTCCAAAGAATAGCTTTATGTCATTCCATTGTGTTTCCGTTAAGGTATGTGGCAATTCCCTCAGCATTGCTCTGCGGTTATGGCTGCTTATGTTTGTCTTATCTTTGTTATTCATAAAATACACTCTGTGATTCTCGGCAACTTTTTGTATGTTCTGTTTTCTCCATAATTTATAATGTTCGCTTATGGATTTTTTATTATTATCTCGGTATATTTTCTTTTGTGCATGTATAGTTTCTTTGTTTTCCTTTAGATATTCTCTCCTGCGAGCGTTACCCGATTCACTGTTTCTCTTTCTCGTAGCGTTAACTTGTGCCCTGAAGCATATTAGGCATGCTCCCCTAGGCCCTCGCTTGTACTTGGGGAAATACTCTGCCGTTGCTTGTTTTACTTCTCCGCACTTAATGCAAGCTTTAACCATAAATAAAACCTCCTGTCGTTTCTATCCTGATTATTTCTAGAAGGAAGGCAACTCAGGAAAGTTACCTTGTCAATGTGGGTAATTAGTCCACATCTATCCTAGTTATATTATACCATATTTAAGGCATTTTGTCTTGGTATCTCAGAATACTTTGAATGGCCGAGACCTGCACCTCGGCTGACCTCATGCACGATTTTGCCGTGTCGTATTGCACTCTGGCAAGATCGCGATAGAAGCGTAAGTTGGCAACTTCATCGTCACCCCTGGCTAAATCATTAATGAGTGTCGCGGGCATCTTCTGATCCTTCAGCCTCATTATGATTTTAGCTAATGCCTTTTTATATTTGCGCTCTGACTCTGCTTTATCTTGCGCCAACTCTTTTAGATATTTTGCATCTGCTTTGAGTTGTTGTCCCGCGTTCCATAATGCACGATTTAAGTCAGTAAGTTCTATTGCACTCACCCTCTTTATTAATTGGATCCAACTGTATGACTCGAACGCACATCTGATTCGTTACAAATGAACCGTTTTACCATTAAGCTAAGTTGGCAGAAGAAAAAGCGCATCCATTAAGACGCGCTTTTGTTATATTATGTGCGCTGTTGATACTCTCCTATCAATGCACGTCCACATAGCAACATAAGTTAGCATTTAGTAAATTTGGTGTGTGGGTAGCTAATCACCCTGCACGGCTCTCAGGTATCACCCTGCATTTCTCGTTTCGAGTGGTTCATTACAACTCCTGGGGAAGATAGAGGAACGGATTTCTCCGCACCTCTACTCTATATAATATACCAGTTTTAACCTGTTTAACATGTCCTAATACTGTCCTATCTCCCTTATGCTCCGTTTATCTCTCTTATCGTTCTCAGCTTTCAATACATCTTCTATGCCAAATAGATTAATAGCAATGTGTCTCAGACCCTTATTGTGTAGTTTGTAACAATACCTCTCGTCATAGCCTATCAACTCTGCAATGTGTGTCCAAGGTTCTCTATTGCTGTTTATATATCTTCCTTCCAGTATTACTCTCTCAGGCTGTGGCAATCCTTCCATAGCCTTTTCTATTCTCTCGGCTATATGCTTTGCTTTTGTGTAATCCGTTCTATCCTGTTGGTGCTGTTTGTCTCCTGCCAGCTTTGCTCCTAGTTCCATCTTGGGCACGGAGCTATGCCCTATATGCTCTCCATATTGTGGTGTCATTGATGTTGTGTATCTATCCTCTATATCTTCTTTTAGGTTCTTGACATACTGTTCTTGGCTTCTGAATCCCTCTAGATAAAATTTAGTTAAGCGCAGTGCGTCTTGTTTGGCATCCTTAGCAATATTTCTGCTTATTCTTTCCGCTATCTCTTCCATGCGTTACCCTCTCTATCTTTTATGATCGTTGGCTTTGCTAATATAGCTATACCTAGTACATATATTGCATCCGTCATATTATGTGTTACAAAAAACATTAAGCTTATTAAGAGGGATATTATTGATAAGGCTGCGGCTGTTTCGTTTAATCTACTCATTCGTTTTCCTCCCTATTAATACTTTTTTCCTTATCGAATCCCTCTGGATATCTGCGTTTTAGCTTATCTATGTTACCCTGCGCTACTTCATCAAGTGTTATCCCTGACCACTCAGCTATCCTGGCTATATACCACAACACATCCCCCAACTCTCCTCTGATCTTATCCTTATCTAGTGGATGCCCATGAAACAAATGCTTTTTAATGATGTCCTGCACTTCTCCAGCCTCTCCCCCAATGCCTAGGCCAAAATTAGCCAATGCTTCTTGTCCTGATGTGTGGTTGTCTGTTCTTCCTGTTGCAATTTGATATAGGTTCATTTCATTATCCATTTGAGCATATCCCCTTCCCATTCTTACTCTGTGGACACTCCGAACATGGAAGTTGGTCTATGTGGCAATACCTAAAGCTGCACTCAAAACACTCAATTTTTATCATTTTGCTACCTCCTGTTGTTCTATTGCGGTCCTATTGTTGTATCTCTGTGTGATTTCTTGGCTCTTTCTACTGTTTTTCCAATATGTCGGATATAGTTTAGTTAGATGCTCCACCCACTTGATTCTTCCTGCACTACTTTGATGTGGTGCTTCTGGATCGCTTCTGTGACACCATCCACATAATAAAACCAAGTTCTCAGCATCGTCTTTTCCTCCGGCTGAACGCAATATCGCATGATGATGCTCAACCCCGTATGTCTCTCCACACTCTTGGCATTGATTGCGGTCCCTCCTGTCTACTTCTGCACATGCTGTTTGATATTGTGTAAACTTTGTGAGTTGTGTTAGCTTTTTCGCATCATACCGTTCTTTTCTCCTAGTATTTCTTTTCTTATTGCGTTGTGTTGTCGCTCGCTTAAACTCCGTTCTCTTTAATGCGATAGGACACACCCCTTTTCGCTTATTGTTGTCTTATACTATCTTTAGTATTAAATCGTACTTAGCTTCTAATATCTTCCGTTTAATCTTAAATACGTTCGTTTCCATTCCTTTTGAATCTTCTATCTCTATATGTCCGTCCATATACTCAACCTTGAAATCCGCTATATATTTGATTGCTCTGATCTTCTTACCATCCTTACGCCTATACCCTTCCTGCAAAATAAACTCAGGTTGTAGAGATAACGACTTAATCATTCCTACTAATTTCATATTCCTCAGCTCTATATACCTAACGCTCTCTCTATTACTAGCAAAGGTTATGCCGTCTACTATTGTTTGCTTTGCGTGGTATTTGTTTACTGCCACCTCTAAGCACCTCTTTCTATCTCTCTGACATAATTCTACCCCTACTTAATTCTATCCCCTTAGAACGCCCTTCCATGCCCTCTATGCTACATTCCCATATTTCTTACAGCTTGCCATTCTGCTGTGGATTTCCTATTTCTCTTTAATCCATCCAAAACACCTTCTGCATAAAACTTCTTTGCTGTCAGTTCAACCCACATATTGACTGTTTCCTGTGCTTGCTCGATTGTTATTGCTCCACTTAGAAGTAAGTGCATTGTTCCTTTAACTGCAAAAGAATTGTTGTTCATGGCATCCACGGTCCTTCCTCTTCTTTATTTTGTCTATATAAAAGCTCAAGAGTGGCATATCCTATAATGTCTCTGATCGTGTCCTCTATGGCTTCGTCCTTAACGTGTGATGGGTTTGCATCTAGTTGCTTAATCCGGCTCAGTTTGTCAGCTATGCGAATATAGAATCCTGTTGGTCCGTACTCTTCTCTTAATTTGTCGTAACTGTTGCCATAGTCAATGTTCTTCCTCATAAGTAGTTCAGCGATTGGTTCCAGTATTTTTTTATATCTCATGCTGCTCATGCTGTAACCTCTTTCTTGTATTTTTCTCTAACTTGTCTCGTTGCTCGTCCATATCCGTCCTTCATAACCCTGCCTATAGCACTACGGTTCATGGTTGGTATTGTCATAGCATCGTTTATGTTCCACTTGCCCTGCTTAATCCTCCCTCGAAATGTCTCGTACCTTACTCCATTTTGAATTGCCGCCTCTATTTGTTGCATAGGGTATATTCTGTTTGCTTTCCCTACTTTCGCCATAGCCTTATGCCTATCTACCAAAGGTTCTGTTGCTGCTCTCATCGGATCCCACCCTACACTTATTCTTTTTCTCAGTGTTGCGTACTTGATTCCATTGTGTTCAGCTAGGATCTTCCACGGTTGTATGTTCATTCTCTTTTTTGGTCGCTCGGTTGTTGCTCTCTGCATGGTCCATGCTAGATTCCTTATTCTGCGTTCTAATGTACACTTTTTTATACCATTTTGTTCTGCTATTTTATAAGACTCCGGCGTGATATAAAATTCGTATGCCAATTACATTTCCCCCCATGCTGAAACTATTGTCTTTACTGCTGTGTCTGTTCTTAGGTACTCGAGTCCCTCTGTTCCCAAGCTACCGGGGATATAGGCATCTGTTAATCTGTAGACCATGATTTTATCCTTGCTATTGTCGTGGTAGATATTGTTTATCTTTGCATCGAGTTCAGCATTTGTTTTGCGACATACTATTGTTGATGGTGCAACTCATTTCTCTCTGACTCCATTCCTTAGCCATAGAAGGTGTGAATTTATTGTTTGTCGTGACATTCCCAATAAGTCTCCTAGGGCTTTCTTTGTTCCTGCTGCCGCTATCGCTATGTTGTATTTCTCCATTGTTGGGTACCTTCGGCGCAGTTGTTCAGTCTTTCCTGTCATTTCCTAACCCCCTTCGGCAATACTTTTATTATCTTTTTCACAATCAGATCAAACTCTTTTGTTGTCACGTCTTAACTCCCTTTCATTGGCCTTGTCGCTGCCTCCACTAATCCCCATCGTCTAGACATTCTCTTGCAAAAGGTTTTAACACTAATCCCATTTGATACAGCTAAATCCTCGTATTCCTTCGGGTACTTCCGTTTTGCTATTGCCATATTATTTATGAGTGTTGCTTTGTCCATGACAGGCATCGAACTTGCTTTCTCCATACTCATTCCTGTGCTTACTCTGTGGGAGAATATGCTTGATGAAATATTGTTTTCCTTCGCTATGTCTCGCCATTCCTGATTGGTGTTTAGAGGGCGTGGTGTGGTTGTTGTGGCCTTGATGATGTCCCATCCATACGTTCGCACCCTATTTGTTAATAAGTGGGCTGTTATGCCGTTCTGTTGTGCTGTGTTGTAGTTATCAGGAGTGATGTAAAAGGAATCCATGGCCTGCCCCTCCTATAGGTAAAATTTATCGTATCTATGTGGGTCGTTTTTTCCAGTTAGTAGTTTTTTGCCATTAGTTTCCTGTGCCATTGAGCGAAATAAGGACGGCATTGGAAGAAATGGACTCTCTGTTGTGGCTATTATTCTTCGCGCTGCTGTCATTACCACTTCGAACGTCAAATCGTTAAGAGCTTCCCAGTATACTTCCATTCTCTGCGGAGAGGGTTTTGTATCAGTGGTAATTGACGTGATGTAAGAATAGAATTTCGCAAACTCAGACTTTTCCATTTCCTTCTACCTCCTCATGCATTGCTAACCATTTTGCGGTTATTTGATCTTGTAGGCTTAATCCGGGTGTAGTAGACTTGCTCCAATCAATATTTCTTTTTGGTATGTCTTCAGTTGGGATATAATTTATAAAATCTTCAAAGCGTTTCTGTGGTCCTAGAAATGTAGATGCTTGCAGTGTGAATTGCTGATCTTGTCCATTTCTTGATAATGCATAATTTTTTGATGCTGTGATTAAATCGTCAGGGTTTGTCCTATTTTTAATTAAAGTGTTCCATGTTTTGAGTGCTGCGGTCTTTGCTGTTTTCTTAGGATACAGATTCCAGAATTCTTCAAAAATATATATATTATTATCCTTTATGGAATTATCTTTTATAGAAGGATCAATAATGGAAGTATCTTTGTTGGGCGATTCTGTCCTAACCCTTGGGCGATTCTGTCCTAAGGGTTGGGCGATTCTGTCCTTAGGGTTAGGCGATTCTGTCATAAGGTCATAGTCTTGCAATCCGTCAAGTTTTGCTGTAGGAGATATGTAAGAGAAGTTTCCTTTCTTCCCTTTTCTGACGTTTGTAAGCGTTCGTAGTAATAGGAAGTCTTTTCCGTATAGTTCAATTTTTCGCTTTAGGTTTCGCTTGCTACCCACTATCGGAATCTGTTCGAGAAGGTACGTGTAATTGATCCACATGAACTTTATACCGCTAAAATCCTTAAACTCCATAGTTGCCGAAGAATACATATCCTTGATAGTTCTAAGGATAAAAGCATCTTCTATGCTAAGTTTGTTCTCGATCAACTTCTCTTGCTGAAACCCAAGTATGGTGTATTTCATACTTTTGTACCTGAATTAACCGCTATCTGACTAACTTTCTTCGCCCAAAACCTTTCCATGATTGCTCGCTGTGCCTCTGGATTAGCCTTACGCCATGCTCTTTTTAGTTCTGCTGATCTAGCCCTCTTTTGAGCTGGTGTCTTCTTAATTTCTGTCATATATTAATTCCTCCAACATTTTTAAATTAACTGTTGCACAAGTTGTGCAAGTGTGGTATATTATACCTAGGCAGAACAAATAAACCCATTTAATTTGGGACTTGTTTTCCTCAGCTACTTCAATAGCTACAGTTCGTTAGCACGGACAATTTACTTTGGTATTCGTATCACTCGGCATACTCTGGACTTATCAATACTGGTAATATTGATTGGCCGGGAGTGTGCCAAATCCTATTTTATGTGGTAATTTAATCAGCCCCTTTCTTGGCATATTATTCCTTCTTTAAGTATAGCATACCTTGGACAAGTTGTCCATATTATTTAATGTATATTTATGTGTAGTTTGTGCATACTATACTTATCTGATATAATTTAGTTAGGAGTGATGAAATGTCGAGAAAAAACCCAAAAGAGAATTTCGAGAGATTCCCTATAATGATGCCACCCAGTCAATCGGCTAAAATTGAGGATTATCGGGCTGAGTTTAGGCCAGTTCCATCAAAAGGGGAGGCTATTCGTGATTTAATTGATATGGGTCTAGAAGTATACTGGGAAAAGAAGAAGTAGGGGAGTCACACCGTGGCCCCTTTTTTATTTGCTCAAGATTTTTACTATGCAAATGTATTTTTTATAGGTGCGCCAGGCAGCTTGTTCTGCTTTATCCATGATTTCACCCCACTTCTTTCTGCTTTTTAAGATAATCAGGCCATGCAACAGTCTTAAATACTGCTTTCATATTTACCCATCTAGTAAATTTTCTTTGATATGAGCTTGCCCTATCGAATGGCATAACGAACGGATCAACGCCTAATGACTTGAGCATTTCAACCCTGTATAAATCTTCATCTTCTGTTGTGTCCCATCCGATCAGCACATAAAACATTAATCTGTACGGCAACATGTATTTCTTGAGTATTGCTATTCCTGCTAATACTTCCTGTTCTGTCTCCATAGAGTCCCATGCGAATCTAATTTGTTTCCACGGTTTAACTTTAGACAAGAGTTTGGCTTTTTCATCATCTATGAGCCGAATATCTAGCCCTTGGCTAAAGTCCGTTTTTATCTTGTGTTTGATGACTTGGTTGAGAATTAAATTAAAATGTTCACTATCTCCTGTTAAGTTGTTGTCCATAATCATTAGATGCTCTTGACCTCTCCAGAATTGGTGAATGTCTGCTACTGGGTGAAGTTTACCCTCCTTCTTTGGCACGATGCAGAACCCGCATTCTCTGATACATCCTCTTGTCGTGAATCCCATAGCGTAATCTGTGCCGTATAGAGAGTAATCAGGGTACGTTGTTTCTATTTCTCTAGGTAGCTTTATGTCTATGTCGTGGCCACTTCCCCCTTGGACAACTTCACAATCAGAGGGAAAGTAACTATACTCGTCTGTTGCCTTGAAAATCTTAGAAGAATATATTTTATCGGGATGGTCGAATAATGGAGCGTACATCTTTACTTCGTCACCCTGTGCCTTGTGATGTGTTGATAGCTTCATTAATGCAAGGTTAGGTATTTTGCTATCTACATCAACTAGCCCTATATTCATGTGCTTGCCCCTTTCAAATATAGATCGTCCACATGATGGTTTTAGCGAAAGGGGGTTGCCCCCCATGTGTACTAAATATTTTCCAATGGACACCACTCAGGGAAAAGGTGTTTTTGAGTTGCCTCATCGTATTCAAGTCTCAATAATCTCGGATTGTATTTTCTGGATATTACTGCCTTACATCTGCACTCCGCTATACTATTCGCTCTTTCTACGTTTGGGCAGTTGAAGCAACTTGTAACAACTGTTTGATAAATCTTGTCCATGGTATTACCTCCTAAAATGGTATGTCGCTGCCTAGGTCTAGCTCCCCTGCTTGGATTGTTGTATTACTCTGCTGTTCACCCTTCGGGCTGAGAAATTGAATATCATCAGCGATAACATCAGTTGAATATTTCTTAATCCCTTCTTTATCCGTGTATGAGCTGAGTTGGAGAGATACACTAACCGCAGCCTGTTTGCCTTTTCCAAGATAATTTGCAACAAGTTCACCGAGTTGTTTAAACGCTTTGCATTGGATGAAGTCTGCTTCTCGTTCTCCTTGAGCGTTCTTAAATCTTCGATCAACTGCCAACGTGAAGGTGGTCACGGCCACCCCTGATTTTCCGTAACGTAATTCGGGGTCACGAACGATTCTTCCAACCAATACTATTTGGTTCAAATTAATAACCTTCTTCCACTATTTTTCCTAACGATGTTACCATTTCCCTAAGCAATTTATTTTCTAATTCAAGTTCCTGAATTCTACTAATAGATGTTTTATTCAGCCACTCTACGAGCTCTATAGCATGTTTTGTAGATAAAAAACCCTTCTTATGGCTCGCTAGTAAGATGCGGTACTTCATGCCCCTACCTCATATTTCTTTTGGCAGATCATACAGAGCGCGTGGCCATATTTCTTTTCGCTAAATGTCGCTATTGCTTGGTTGATTGTGTTGCCGCATCCTGGGGTTGAACATTTTAAGTTAGCTGGATTAGATGATGGTCTTACTGCATCCGCTTGAGTCAATGGTTGTCGTGGCGTAGTCTCTGCCTTATCCCTATTGCCTGTGGCGTGGTTGGCATCGTCATCTTCCTCACTCGCTATACCTAAGATAGCTGAGAGAGCATATCTACGTCCGTAGGTGATCGCGCTACCTGCGCCCTGTGCTGTGACTTTATCTGCTTTGAGTACAAGTGGTTCCCCCTCTATCCATTCTCCGCTAGAGTGCATTAAAAGCGTAGTGATAACGATGTGTTCACCGTCCCCTGAGGGACTCTGCAAGCAACTCAAACCATGTATGTGCATTAGTTCCTTAGTAGTGTTGATTACCTCGCTCAGAGGGGCGTACTTACTCTTAAAGAATGGATTATTTGCTATGTTCTTAGGGTTTGTTACCTCTCCTTGGAACTTGCATAGTGCCATTGCTATATTTGCGATTGATTCAGATTTTTTCATATTAAATAGTCCTTTCATATTTAATTTCATAGGCTTGCATAAATTCTTCTAACGCTTCTAGCAGATCAGGCGTAACCCATGCCTTAAAGCTAATTTCTACCTCTTGAGGCTGAACAACTTCGGGGATTATCTCCGGCACAACTTCTTCTGCAATTTCCATCACTGCCACTGGCTCAGGTTCAATTACTGTCTCTACTATCGGCTCAATAACTTCTGGAACAATGGCTATTTCCTCAGCGTGTTTCCTGTCTGCCTCTTCCTTGAGTAGTCTTGCAGCTTCAACCCTTTCAGCTCTAAGTGTTGCTTGTTCCTCTGCATAAACTCTCGACTGTTCTCGCTTCTCTTCCTGCGCCTTGTTATATGACTCTTGCTTGGCTTTCTGATCATCTAGTCTAGTTTTCTCCTGTAGTGCTGCACCAAGATTCAGCCCTTTCAGGTAAACTTCTCTGACCTGCATTTCAAAATCTGACTGTAGGCCGGATATTATCAATAGATCGCTTCTCGTCTTATCGAGGACTAAGATAATATCTTCCTTAATGCTTTTCATCTTCTCAGCAATGGTGAGCCACTTATCGATCCAAACCTTTTCAATTGGCACAAGTTCAACTAATTCTCCGATAGTTTCGTTATAAAAGGCGATAATCTCAGCTTTCTTCTCAGCTTTCACCTTTTGCTCATAGGTTTTTACTTGGATGTCAATCGCTATGATAGGCTTATCAATCAGGTTGACGATTTCTTTAACCTTGGTGTCAAAATCATTATAGGGTTTCATGCAATCTACTTTGATTTCCTTGCGCCGTTCCTCTATTGCTTCTTTGAACTTTCTGAGCGTTGCTCTGTCCGTCTTGGCTGTTTTGATTTCGGTATCCGTGTAGGTTAAGTTGTTGTAATGCCCCAGTTTTTCAGTAAGTTCAGCTATTAATTCAGCGTTGTTGAACTTGATTAGCTCTGGTATTTG